GGTCACAGTGTCGCGCCAACTAGGTTGATCGGGCCAGTGCGCCTTGCGCTGTTTTGCAGGAGCTTCTCGATTGATCGTCTAGCCGATTCTGCATCAATAACGCCGTTAATGTTTATGACTGTGTTATTTCCGCTACCCTCAGCCGAGCGAATAGATCCAGAGCCACTTGGCACAAACATTTCAGGTCCAAACTCGCCAACCCTGTAAGCCTGACCACCCATAACTGAGCCACCAGCTGCGCGGTTTGTGTATCCAAGGCGCTTGCCTAATCCACTATCGGCTAACTTTGGCCCTTCGCCCGGGTTAATAATAAAGAAATCAAGAATGTTACCGCCAAGTTTTTTGGCGTTTCCGTAGGCAGTTGCAACTCTTTCAATACCGTTAGCAACTGAGTTTAAGGCGTTTGCAAAGGTTTGTAGTGTGCTGTTGCCCTCTTTTGCGTCATCGCTACTCAAAGCATCAAAGATAGATTGAAAAGAACTAGCCACATTACGCAAGGCTAGGCCAAGGTTGTATGCGCCACTGCCTTGGCCGTCATAAGTGCCAGCCAATTCTCTAGCGCGCTCACTTAAACCTTCAGGATCATCGCCGCCAAAGGCCTTGGCCATTAGGTTTACATTTTCTAAAAGTGTTTTCATTACTGGTAGTAAGGAAACGCCAACGGACTCTTTCATTTCGTCAAAGCGCTCTTTTACAATGGCCAGTTGGCCTGCGTAAGTTTGAGTGTTAGCAGCTGCCGCGCCACCAAATAACTTGGTCAATTCGCCTTGTACTACATTAAAATCCTTGGATTTAAGAATGGCTTCATCTAGTGGAATACCAAGTTTCTTGAGTGATCCAAAGTTGCCATCATAGGCTTTTGCTAGTGTTAGCGATACAGTCTCTAGGTCACGCCCGGTAGCAGCTGAAATGTCTAAGGCTAGATTATTAAGTTTTTGTGCTTCGGTTACATCGCCAGTTGCCCGCACAAGGCTGCCCAGCGATGCCCGTAGTTTTACATCAGATACTCCGTACCTAATTTGAGTTGCGCTGACATACTTCTCAGTTGCAGCAATTTGGGCATCGGTAGCATCGGTAGTGTTTTTAAGAGCTTGAGCCAATGTTGCTTGGCTTTTCTCATCCTCCACGGCTGCCTTTACGCCATCTACACCTAACTTAATTGCGTAGAGTCCGGCAGCTGCGCCAGCGATCGCAAAAGACTTAGCCATAGCCTTTGAGTACTTACCGATTTTCTTACTAAAAGAATTTGTGCTGTCGTCAGCGTGTGCAAGACTTCTGTTAAATTGATCTACGTCTGCCAGCAGATTGAGTTTAAGTGTTCTTACGTCAGCCATTGTCAGCCCATTTCTTTATTACTTGACGCTCAACCGCATCTTTCCATTGCTTAGTTAAAGTTGGCTGTATTTCTTTTAGCTTCTTAAAAATCCCGTAACCAATGTTGCCTCGACCTAATGAGTCTGAGCGCTCAGGAAAACGGCGACCACCGTTAGCAAAAGGTGCTGGGCCACCAAATTCAGATCCAAATAACACTTGGCCAGATACTGCGCCGCCACTAAATCTGCCTTTACTGCCACCGATTGTAACATTAGGAATTCTGTCTTTGTTGGCTCGGATTGTGGCTGCAACTTTTTGAGCTTGTGCCGGGAACGGGTTCGTGGTGTAACTGCTCTGTAACTCTGTGGCCGACCATGCACTAATTGAGGTCACGTCATCCTTAAGGGCTTTTTTTGATCCCTCATCCATGTCTCTAAATGCCTTGTAAAGGTTTCGTAAGTCTCTTGAGTCAGGTTGGATCTTGACTGTTGATCTTTCAGCTGCCATGTCCGTTCCTTTCCCGTATCAGCGTTATTGCTGTGTTAATGTCTGCGAGCGACCAGTCTTTGAGATCTGCCAAGGGTATGCCAGTTGATATTGCTATCCTGACCAGCACATCCCTTAACTCTCTTTTGGGCTGTCCTCGACCACCTCAAAGGTCTCAAACTCATTGACAACCCAAGACTGCTGGCTAGGTAACATTGTCTTGCCCAAGGCTTTAGCGGCCTTGTAAAGCATGCAAGTTATTACATCCAGCGAGCCTTGGCTCATCTTTTCAGCTGCTTGGCTGACTGTGTAGCCGAGTTCTCTTTCAATCTCAACCCACAACCAAGCGGACTCATCGCTCACTATGTAGTTATTGCCCTGTTTTGTCGTAACTTTGTATTCCATAATGGTTGCCCTGTTCTCTCAATTACGCTCGGCCGACTGATCCATCATTGACAACAAAACTCAATGAGGTTGTAAGTACGTCAGTGGCTGCGCCGCCGACAGTTGGAAAGACTGGATAGACCGAGCCAGTAAATGTGTCCCCATTAACATCAAAACTAAAACTAAGGGTAGTGTCAGGCGCTGAATTAGCCGCATCCCATAGCGCTGAAATAATTCCAGCACTTGAAGAATCATCTAAGTATAGTTCTACATTTAATGTGGCTGTCTTATCTACGGTCTTGTAAGCGCGACCTGATAAAACTTCTAACACTTGCTGGTTGTTTTCCATCTCAAGTGTTACTGTGCTTGCTTGGTCAGCGTAGGACACCGAGTTAATGCTCAGGGTCAATGACCGACCAGTTATGTATGTTGCTGGCATGACTTGCCTTTCTAGTTGGTTGTGACCATCTCGATGTTGAGTTGGCTGATTAGCATGTCGGCATTTCCGATTTGCTGGACTGTTGGCTGTGACCATCCGCTAAGGAATGAGATGTTATTGGATAACAAATCGGTTACAGAAAATATAAGAGTTTCAATGTTGGCTAGTGCGGCTCGGTTATCAGCTGCATTGACTATCACAGTAATGTCAAAGCGCACATTGCAACGAGCGCCACCGATGGCACTAACGGTAATGTATGGCGAGCCCGGCACAAGCACAATGGCAGGTGGGGTTATGTTCTCATTTGGAAATGAGTAAACCACTCGACCGGCAGCTGCAAGAGTTGCGGCAAGCGTGTCTCGGTAGGTAGCAAGATTACCCAAGGTAACCCCTCGTATCTAAGTGCTTGCCAAGTAGGCCAGACACCCGGGTAAGCATTGAGCGACCTAAACGATACGGGGCAGGGCTCTGGAAGTCCACACCTTGCTGGCCAAGTGTGCCAGTGCGTGTGATCCAGATGTCGCAGGCAACCGCTAAGGCTGCCTCTCTGACCTCTGGAGTGGTATCGTACAAAGTTGCTTGGCTAGTTAATACGGCTCGCCCGTTAGGGATTACCATACGTCTAGTTATGTCTGCATTAGTAATTGCAGCTTCAAAGAATGTCACTTGATTGTCTGTGCCTACGGCTGTAACAGTTCGTGATCCGTTAAAAGGTGAATTGCAACCTGTAACTGTCAAGGCTTGACCAACTACAAAAGTATTTTCATAGCAATAGAATCTTGCCACGTTGCTAGTTAGTTGTACTTCTTTGATTGAAACATCATCGAAAGTTAAGTACGACAGAATTATGTTTTCAGCGCTGTCGGCGCATGCTTGCACAATAGCATCGGCGTAAATATCGCCAATTCCTAAAACACTCTTGAGTTCAGCAAGTGTGATCAGTGCCATTGCAATTTCCTAACTTGTAAGGGTGTGTGGGGGACACAGGGCCGCATCCCCCACACTCTTGAGTAACTCTGACTAGGTCAGGTTAAAGCGACGTACTCCACCAGCTGTAACAACCTTGACGGCTAGGTAGCCATAAAGCATTGTTTCAATTTCGCCAGTTGTAACTACGTTTGTCGAAAGCTGCAATACTGGGCTTTCGTAAATGGCAACAGATGATGGAACAACAATGAATGCTGATTCATCAATGGATGTTGAAACAGCCTTGTTGGATACGTAAAGGTCTAGGCCCATTACGTTTCCGCGTAGTGACTGTGTGCCAACTTCGCCAGCAGAGTTCTGTGGCTGTGATGCGCTGAAAATTGGTCGCTTGGTTGAATCCTGCGCGCCAATTAGCAGACCCCATTGGGATGTGCCAGCAATGTAACGTGTAGCCAATTCGCCAGTTGCAAGGTATGCAGCCGGGGTTTCGGTCTTAACGAATG